AAAAAAAAAATATAGCACCACGTTTGTGATGCTATATTGGTTTGGTGATTACATAGTGATGCTCTTCGCTGGCTTCGTGTAAACGAATTCACGAACCTGAATCATATGCTGTTCAGGCAGTACTGCGACAAGGTAGAAGGTGTCGGTATATTCCTTCGGAAGCGGATGCTCTTCATCACCCACGTAATTGCACAGGTGGACGTTGAGGTCCCAGTTCTCGAGGAAAATATCGATGTTGTTTCCATCGTATCCAGTGTACTGCCAAATGGCTTCCTGAATCAGTTCGAGTTGGTTCTTGACGTTGGCCATGATGGCTCCTTTCTATGGTTCTTCACCATAGAGCATGTTCTATTCGCGAAAAATATAGCACCATGGTTATGATGCTATATTGTCTGGATGTCACGGTTCGACTTTTGTCGTTTCTCCAATGTCGTGGATGGTCAGCTTCCAAGCGACGGTATGCAGATTCCCATCGATTGAGTCTTTGATGCGGTAGCTATCCTCGTAGATGACTACGCGATACGGATTTCCGCGTTCGTTGATGAGCGTGGCAACGATAGTGCCATTTTCCTCGTCGATCGCATCGATCTGGATATCTTCGTAGTGCGCATCACACAGTTTCTCCCGCGTGAGAAGACTTTCGATGAACTTCGCAGCTCCGATTCCCTTGAGTGATTCCATGACAGGATACTGATAATTGGTCATGATGTTCTCCTTTCACTATAGTGCATGTTCTATTCGCGAAAAAAGAGAGGCCATGTTTCCCACACGACCTCTCATCATCACTTCTTATCTTCGGGGAAGAGTTCCGGGTGAAGCTCAACGAACTTGAGTCGTTCCTCCGGGTTCATGAAATAATACAAGCTCACGCTATCCGGATCAGATAGATCGATGTTCACGTTGGCGATATCACGCTCCTCGGCATCGATCCACAGTTCTTTCGCGCGCTTCAGGAATTCGTTGATCCCCGCCGACACCGCGGCAAATATACCACCGAGGGCCACGAACCAAGGAGCGACATGCTCGAGTCCGGGGACCTTGGTGAGCTCGGCGAATACACCGGCAATGGCGATGAAAATGACAGAAAGCAAAGGAAGCCAACGTCGACCCCAAGCGGCAAGCCGATCATATGTGGAATCTTTGATCATGCCATTTTCTTCAATAATTTTATCGTCAGTCATGATTACAACTCCTTTCTCAAAACCTCTATATGCTCAGACGTATGGCGAATGGGCAATTTATTGATCTCGTTTTCAACCATTTTCTTTACTGTTCCGTTTCCACCAAGTTCCAAATATGGCTGATAGAGATACGTGATAAGATCTTCATACTCTTCCGGTGTGATCCATCCACGGTCGATGTACTTTTCACACAATGTCATGATGCGGGTGTGGGCCAAGCCACGAAGAAGGTGCGATTCCGCGTTGTTCTTCTGTGACTTGGCCGTTTGATGCGCCCAGAATCCTTGAGAGGTGATCAACGACGTGACCACACCGGCAATAAGACTCAATACAGGGAGTAACCATGATTCCAAAGCGATCGAATCCATATCACACCGTCATCTCACCAACGAGTTTCGTCAGATCGGTTTTCATCCTCCTGCGGAGCTCAGGTGTGACGGATTTCCACGCCGCTTTGGCATCAGTCATCATGCGATCGAATCGTTCCTCCGAAGTCATCGGTTCGTCACCGTGCTGAATATCGCGATCCCATCCATCACGATCCATATGGTCGCGATGTCCGGCCTCCTTCATCTTACGCTTGTATTCAGAAATATCCTTTTCGACATTGGTTGGTCGATGGGGATACGGCTGAATATGCATAAAGGAATCGCCAAGATATTCGGTGCATTCCTCGTAATACTTGGCTTCGTGAATATTCTTTTCGGCCTCAGTGAGATCCTTGATCATGTCAGTGATCGCACCCGTAACCTCGGGATCACATTGATCGAGACCACACATGGAAATATAACCATTGATGTGTTCGACCAGCTTCTCCTTGATGCAGCAGATCTTTGCGCAAGTCGGATCCTTGCAAATGTCCTTACCCATGGATGCCTCCTTACGCAACGCGCTTCAGGAACAGACCCGAATTCGGCGCCAGAACAACCGGAGCAGTGCCGGTGTTGACCACAGTGATCCGGTTATTGCCGCAATCGCAGTTCCGTACGATGGTCGCCGCGGAGACATTCGCGAACGCTTCCGCAGCAGACGGCGTCTGGATCATGGTGGTCTCCTGCAAAGTGTCACCATCAATCTGAACCGCGAGCTGCACCGGAGTAGCAGCGGTGGCCGTGGCGATGTTTCCGGTGAAGTGTGCTTCATACACACCTACGCGACGAAGCGTCACTGAACTGGAGCCGCCACGATGCTGCTCGGCGCAACCACTGTGCAGGATGACCCTATCAAAGGTAATGGCCTGACCCGGCTGGATGGTCTGGGTCGTCGTGTTGGATACAACAATCATTCCGTCTATACCTCCGAAAATATCAACCGCAGAAGTTCTGGCAACCGTTATACGAGGCGCCATTGGTAGCCCACGGATTGCCATATGGTGCTGGGAATGGTACTGACATGATGATCTCCTTTATTCGGTAATATCGAGATTGGAACCACCGTTCTCGGTAGGACCGATGGGGTTCTTGCTCGTCCACGTGACGATGGAGCTCGTGTTGGCGAGTTCCTCGACGGTGACGATCTTGGTGATGCGGGTGACGAGATCGGTGAGCTTGACGCCCTCGATCACGGTACCCTCAGCATCCGTATCGAACTCGGCACGGAGCTGCGTCTGATAGTTGACCCACACATTATGCCCATCGAGCGATTTGGAATCGAAGGTCAGACCCAGACGGAGCAATTCGTAGAGAATCGTTCCCTTCTTCGGTCGCATATCAATAACTGCCATGATGGCCTCCTTTACTTTATTGTGTGAATATGAAAAATTGTGGATGATCTATATTAATTCATCAATACACAGCCAAACGGCATTCGAGTGATGTGGATATGATTGCCTACAGACAGCTTCTGGTTGTTTACCGATGACTTTACATGAAGCTGCATCTGTGTACCCGCATCGACATATACCCATGCGACAATAGATGTTCGCTGCAAATATCCAGCTGGATCATCTACCTCGATCGCACGCCAATCCGGCGCTCCTGCGACACTTACGAATGAGCTCGCCCCGGGGGCTTTGAATCGGAGACAATAGTCGAAATATGCTCTCGCCGTATGCAGCACGTGAGCATTGTACTGCACTGCATACAACCCCGGATTAAGAAACACCAATGACTTACAGGCATCACCGCTAGTACCAAGTATACCAACCGCATACTTGTAGGCCTTATCGTCCAATATTTCACCGTTCATGACCGTCTGATAATAATTCGTTCGGTATGTCACCGGATCTGATATGATAAGGCCATTGGTTTGGAATTGTCCGGCAGTATACCATGGAATGACATACGCGCTTCCGGTATTGACCGTCGCTTGACCATTCGGGAGACTACAGTCAACGGCGGTTGTCGCAGGAATGGTTGGCATGGAATTGACCGACAATTGACCATACGATAATAGATTGGTACCATTCTTACCGTTCTGCGCATATGGTTTGATCTGGAACCGATATTTTCCTGTCGAAGCATCTCGCATCAAGCCAACATTCGAATCGCTCATCGTGGCTTGCACTTGTTCGCCATTGAGGATATCGAACGAGCCTTCTGAGTTCACGAGGGCCGACATTCCAACGAAGTTCCCATCGGTGATCTTACCGACCCGCACACCTTTTGCCGTCATGGCGATACGTGTCTCAAGAGCATTGATGCGCGTATCGGCATGAATCGCTTCGGTTTCATTTGACATGATCACATCATCCACCAAGATCTTGGTGGATTCAGCAATGGTGTTCGGGAAATCCATCAGCAAACAATAGGTGCCGTCTTCGGGGATTTGTGCGTTATAGGAAACGGTATTCCACCCGCCCGCCATGATAGTCATGTTGCCTAAATATGGCACGCCACTATGGGAATTCCTCACGCCAATACGCATTGATCCGTCAATGGAGGTATTAGCCGAATTGAGGAGGAGTATTCGCGCACCGACTTTGACGAAATCGCCCTTTCTAGCGGTAATAGTTCCTTCATTCCTCAGTGTCGGTCGATTATTCCCGCTACGATAGCCGAGGAAACGATATGAACTATTTTGATAAATGGATCCATTCGTCACCGATGTATTCTTGAAATTGGCCATGGCCCATCCGGTGGTATCATGGGTTTCAAAAGTACCATTGATGACGGTCATCGACCCGCTAACGGCGGAAATATCTTTCTCGGTTTTCTTGATACTCGCTTCAAACCCTTGTGCCGTCTGTGTCCACTGTGTCTGCATCTGGGTCACGGTGTCCTTTTCGGCATAGGTGTTGCTAACCGTGGTCTTGTAATGCTCGAGATTCGCCTCGACCGTAGTCGCTTTACCAAGGGCCGCCGTAGCCTCCGTGACATCCGTCACCGACACACTGTCCAGTCGCAACCATCCAGATGTGCCCCTCGTTACGAACGCGAACCGCACACGGAACTGGTTCACATTCGCCGGGACCGTGATCGTAGTGGTCATGTACTTCCATCCACCGGTGCTGTAGTTGCTCAGCAGGTTGCGTGTCACCACATTATTGGCGATGATGCCGGCCGAGAAATTGGAATCCTTGATGATGTTGGAGTCCACAAACATCCACCACGAGATCTGCACCTTCATGCCCGGATATGCGGAAATATAGCCTTGGTTGATGAGTTCCAGCGTCTGACCAGCCGTGGTGCCGCTCTTGCCAATGAAATATGTTCCGCCTTCCGAACTGCTCACCGGAGCCGAATTTCCGAGGCGTACCTCAGTCCATGGTCCATTGCTCGACCATCCCGCGATGGTGTGGTAGTCGCCATTCTTCTGAACATCGAAATTCGGATTCTTCAAGCCCGGAATGGAACGGTTCACCAGATCCTTGGTGGCGTAATCGTTCCGCACCTCCTGCACGATGCTATCGGCCTTGATGTCGATGCCGGCCATGGTCTTGTTGATCGTCTTGGCCACGGAATAATCCGTCAAAGACACATCGTCCACAGCATAGACCGTCTCGGCGCTACCGGGATTATTGCCGATGATGCGTACACGAAGTTCCGTCACCGTGCTCGGCGGGATGATATACGCTGTCACCTTCGTCCACGAGTCGGTGACATCGAAGAATCCACCATTGGCACCAACATTGATGTTTGTCTTTCCTTCCTCATCGAGGAACATCGTCGTACCGACATCACTCGGCATGTCCTCCCAAACGCCGGACCGTTTGTAGCTGATGCGGTGCACGCCACGGCACTGGGTATTGGGCTTCTTCTTCACCCAATATTCCAGCTTATACGTATGGCCATACTCAGCCGCAATGGAGCCCATGCTGATCAGCTGGTTGCCGTTGGAGTTCGCGGGAATGGTGTTCTGCGCATAATATCGACCGGTATGCGCGCCATTGGTACCGATCGCCCATCGGTCGTGCGAAGCCCATCCATCGAAATTATTGCTCTCGAAGGAGAAGTTCTTGCCGACGACATTCTCCGATCCAACGAGGTTGATCCGATCAGAGAGATCGGCATACTGCTCGGAGACACTGGCGGTGATCTCCTTCTTCAATGCCGTGAGATTGGATTGCGTGGTGAGCTTGTCGCCATGCAATCCGTCCTTGAAGTCCTCCACCACACCGATGGACACCGATTCGGCGGTCTGCTGCACATAAGTCTTGGTAGACAGGGACTGCTCGAGGACCGTGAGCTCCGTACCTTCGGCTGTGGAAATATCATCGATCTGTACAGCTCCAGAGAAATCACTGTACTGGCCGTAATATGCCATGGTGCCGGTGCTGTATCGACTACCGCTCTTTATATAGAGATCGATGTGCGTGGTATCAATGGTAAATGCCTTGATCTGATACATATCAGCATTGAGCAAACGGTTGAGCGTCACGGCAAAGAGCCTGCCACCTCCATTGCTGCTTCGGACATGGATTTCCAGTTGAGAATTTTGGCCCGTATCGCCATTAAATCCTCGACCGCCGGTATAGTCGATATGGAAATCCTTGCCCTGCTGCTCCATGGTGACGCGGCCAATCTTGAGCCAATAATTGCCATCCATACGACCGCGAAGCTCGAAGGTCTTGAGCGATTGCTTCATCTCATCGCTCAATTGCGTCTTGGTGGCGTACGTCGCTTCGACGGTCTGGGTGATGCGATCCTCCGTCTGCTCAACCATGGTCTTGGGCGCATAGGTGCTCGTGATCGTCGAGGCATAGAGCGTATCGAACGGTGACGGCGACCATTCGGTGGCCTTGTTGCCTTCTTCGAGCTTGACTCCGGCGATATCGATATATCCAGCGGTGCCCTTGCGTCTGAACAGCAGATGCTTCTTGAGATGGCTACCTCCAGTCGCATGGAGCGTCCACGTAACCCAATATCGCTTCCACTCTGAGTCCTTGGTGAACGTAACATTGCCATCATTGCCGTAGACGCTGTTATTCGTGGTGCCGTTCGACGCAGTGGTGGCCACGCAACCGACATATCCGCTGGGTCCGTAGAAATATACGAACAGATCGGCAGTACCGCGATAATAGAACGATGCCGTGTAGGTCTTGCCGCGTTCTATGGAAATATTATTGTATGCAGGACCATCTGGGTTGTTCGTCGTCACGGTATCCGGGATACGACGGTATGTGAACTGGTTATAGGTGCCATTCTGCGCCGCGCGGTTCAACGTGAACCCATGGGCCGGAATATTGTTCGGATTGGCTGAACCGAATGCTCGGGTATCCAACAGCATATTAGTCCCACCGATCTGCATCCCGTTGATGGCATCCACGAGATTCTGTTCGGCATCGGTCTTGGTAATATACGTACCACTAACGGTCTGCTTGAATCCATCAAGGTTCTGTTCGAGTTTGGTGGTGCGACCAGCGATAGCTGTTGCCTGTTCCGTCACTTGGCTGATATCCGTCTCGAACTTGTCGGCTTTGAGACTGAGGGTGCCAATGGTATTGGTATGGCCAGCGATCGTGGTCGCCTGCTCGGCCACTGTGCCTTTGATCTCGTTTGCCGTCTGGGTAAATTCACTCTTGGTCGTGTAGGTGGTCGATGCCGTTGCGATATCGAGAAGGTCCTCAGGAGCGGGAGACCACGTCGTGGCCTTATTGCCCTTCTCAAGTTTCATATTCGAGAAGGTAACGGTGCCCTGAACATTATCGAATCGGACACCCAGACCCTTGGATGCGCCATCATACGCATTCGTCACGCAGAATTCAACATGTGCCTTGCGCTTGCCATCGGTGATGATATCCGCGAAATTCTTTCCGGCAGCCGGAGTAAACCCCCAAGGTTTGTTATCACGTTGGAATGCAAATTTGCCACTAATGGTTCCTTCGTAGGAAATATCAGCGGAGATCATGTACTCACCCGGATCGAGATGCGCCCATGAGTGCGTGCTCAGAGTATACAGTGTCTTCCCTTGGTTGGTGCCATTATTGCCAACCACTTGCTTGCTGGTCTTGGTGTTCAGCAGAAGATTCCGACCGCCGATTTGGAGATTATCGAACTCATCCTTGGTCGTATATGTCTCGCTTACCGTCTGCTTGAACCCATCAAGATTCTGCTGGAGTTCAGAGGTCTTGGTCAGTGCTGTATTCGCTTCGGTAATATCTTCAATCTTGACTGACTTGAGTGCGAATGCGGCACCGGTGTTCGCTGTTGGCTGGAATGCCAATCGCAGATGACCGGTCGCACCATATTCACCGATCACAATATCCTTGGAATATGATTTCCATGCAGTTCCGACTTCGGACTTCGGCACATTCGCATAGAAGCCATCTACCCAATCGGACATGTTGGTGTAATTCGGTTTCGCCAATCGAATAGTAATACCTTCACTGCTGGAGAAATATTCTGCATGAGTGACCTTCATCATGACCGTGACGCGGTATCGATGCTTTGGCGCAAATGTCAATATTCCGTCATTGATGATGGTTGCGAGAAATATGGCATTACTCGAATCAATCACCAAATATGGGCCGCCGGGTTCACGATCATACGACGACATATGGGCCTTGTCGGTCGGTCGAATCGTCCACCCATACATACTGTTCGTACTGAATGATGGATTGATGAGGCCATCGAGATTATCGGTCAACTCGGTAAGATCATCACTCACCTGCTCAAACTTCGTCTGAAGTCCATCGGCCTTGAGGCTCAATTGCCCAATGGTCGTAGTATGACCGGAAATGGTTTCCGCTTGTTCTTGGATGGTGCCCTTGATCTCATTGGCTGTTTGCGTGAACTCCGATTTGCTCGTGTACTTGGTGTCCGCATCACCTTTCTTCAAATATGACTCCGTAACGGTCTGCTTGAATCCATCAAGGTTCTGTTCAAGCTGCGAGGTCTTGGTCAGAGCGGCGGAGCCTTCGGTGATGTCGACAATGTCAACCGACTTGACCGAAATATAGCTATTCGACCCAGCCTTGGTGATGGCAGCCAATCGGAAATATCCCTGAGTCACCTTGGCGGGACAGGTGATCTCCCTCGAATATGTGACGAACTGATTATCGGTAATATCAGCGGTATTGATATATGCTACGGCATTAGGATAATCGACATACGGACTATAGGTCTTGATGAATCGCAGGCTCAACCTATTGTCTCGAAGAATATTGGTATTGACGTGCATCAGGATGGAAATGCGGTACTTATGCCCCGGTGCGAGTGACAGCAGACCTTTGTTGATCAACTCATAGGTACCGTTTTCCGAGAAGTTCTCGCCAACCAAATATGGACCATTCAGGGAGGCATCATGAGTGGATATGCGGAACGACCCACCATTATGGATCCATCCGTAGTCACCATCGGTGAAGTTCGGATTGATGAGTCCCGGAATACTGCCCCGCACATGACCGAGATCATCGCTCACCTGTTCGAACTTCGTCTGAAGTCCATCGGCCTTAAGGCTCAATTGCCCAATGGTCGTGGCATGGCCAGCAATCGTGGTCGCCTGCTCCTTGACGGTTGCGGATATGCCATCGGCCTTGACCGACACATCGGCGATCTTCTTCGTATTGGCCTCATTCGCCGATGCCACCTCAGACACCGAAGCCTTGATCTCGTCCGAGGTCTGCTTGAACTCACTCTTGCTGGTATAGGTCGCCTTGACGTCATTCGACAGGTTGACCACATCCTGCTTGGCACCGTCAGCAGTCTGCTGTGCCTTGGCCGCATCGGCAATCGCCTTGGTGATATCGCTATCGGCGATCATCGACCACGAATATACCTTGCCGTCCGCACTGCCCCAGCGATAGCTCTTGCCCGTGGACATGTCGTAGTAAATATCGCCACTATGCTGCTTCTTGAGGGCATCCGTGGTCCACGTACTCGCCGGAGGATTCGACGCCGTCGGGACCTTCTGACCTGACCACGTCTCGATCGCTGCATCGGCGATGTTCTGAAGGCCTTCCAACGCCGCCTTGGTGGCATAGGTCTTCGAGACCGTGGAGGTGATGGACTCACTGGTCGCCGAGAGCTCGGCCTTCGAGGCATAGGCATTGCCGATCTCATTCTTATCGAGATAGTTGGTCTCGAGATTGACCTTAAGCCCATCGGCGGTCTGCTTGACCTCGCTCACCGAGGTACGGGTGGCCTCGATGTCGGAATATGCCGTATCGATGCGCGTGGACTGCTCATTGATCGCATGTGTATTGGTCGTGGCGACAGTCAGAGCTGAATTCGCTGTCTCCGCTACGCCGGAAATGGTATCCTTGACGCCGACGATCTCACCAGCAGCATTGGTGATCTGTTCAGTGTTCCGGTCCACTTTGGTTGCGAGTGTGTTGAGATTCGCATTGGTCGAGCTCAGGCCGCCCAGTGCCGCCGATGCATTGGATGCTGCCTGCTGCGCCTTCGCTTCCGTCGCAGCAAGATCGGTCTTCACCGTATCGATGGCGGTGTTGGCTTCCGTGCGGATTTGCTCAGCCTGCTGCTTCGCTTCATCGATACCTGCCTGTGCATCCTGACGGATTTGCTCAGTCTGCTGCTTCGCTTCATCGATACCTGCCTGTGCATCCTGACGGATTTGCTCGGCGTTCTCCTTGATGGTGACGATTTCGGCCTTGGTGTTATTGATGCTGTCATGGATGCCGGAAATATCCGTTTCCATACCGTCGATGCGTTCATCGGTTGCCAATTTGAGGTTGTCGATACGGACGTTGGTATCGGTGACGCCCTGATTCGCTTCATCGGCGGATTCCTGAGCATCCTCTGCCTTGCCCCATGCCGTATCGGTCATCCACTTGTAATCACCGACGGTGTTGACGATGAGCTCGTTGTCGGCCGCGACATTGTCCACCACTGTCTCCACACGGCCGAGCGTGATCTCGGTAACCTTGACGTCTTCCCCAAGTTTGTCCACGGCATCAACCGAGGCGACAATCTGAGAATTGAGATTGCGCAGGAACGAGGACTGCTGACCAGTGAGTGTGTCATACGCCACGCCGAGGGTCGCGGTCGTCTGGGATGGATCAATGAGATCAAGGTCGATGGAGGAAACCATCATGAACTCGTCGACCCCATGGGGCTTTGATCGCACCCTAACCGCCTGACCAGCGAAGAGGTGGGTGTGCTTCGGGTTGTACAGCGCCTGATCCACCGCTCGGACATCGATGGTGAGCATCGGGGCCATGAGGGTCTTGAGCTTTGCCACAGCGAGCTTGAGGAGCAACTTCTTGTCGTCGATATCCGTATCGCTATAGACGAATTCCTTGTATCCATAGCGCTGGACATAGGAGACCGAATAGATGACGTCGCCTTCCTTGAAAATATCCAAGTCGCCTTCGTATCCACCATTGTCGAGTGATTCGATGGTGATGGGGTTCGGCTTGGTCTTGTCGGCGGCGTTCTTGTCGTCCTTGATCTTCTGTTCATCCTGAAGGCGCTTGGTCTCATCACTGAATGCCTTCTCACGGGCCTGACGTTGCTCCTTGCGTCGCTTGAGTGCGTTCTGGGCATTCGTCTTGGCCTGTCCCTTGGGCATACCATTGATGCGGTTCTGCTCGGCTTCCTCTTCCTTCTTGAGCTGGTTGATGGCAGCCTTTTCCGTCTCCTCGCGCTGCTTCATCCGCTCATCGTAGGCATCCTTCTCGTCGTGGTACTTCTGCTGCTCAGCAGTGTACTGCGGCGTGGCGCCAATGGGGTAGACAGCGGTGTATTGGTCATCCGTGCTTTCGGTGCGGGAAATATCGAGGATGTTCTCACCGTAATCAATGACCTGTTCATTCATCTCATGGATATCGGAATACAGATCGAGGATAAGCTGGTCGCCTTCATACCGCAGGACGAGATAGCCACCGAAGGTGCCCAGAATATCCTGTTCGATGGCGTCGGCGACCGAACGTGGCGATGTCGAGGAGAAATATACAATGTTCCGGTTGGTCAGATCAGCCGCTTGGTTCACATTGATGGTGAAATATCGGCCATCCTTGTTCTGAGCATTGTACTGGTCAATGAGCCACTGGAAATATGCGTCCAATGCGTCAGGAGCTTTGTCGAGCTTGAACTCGTATTCGTTGCATTCTTCCTGATCGGTGGAATATGGACGTAGCTGGACGTCACGCAGCCAGTCCAGCGCAGAACTACAGGTCACCGACTTGTTGCCATCCATATCCATGTCGATGGAGGTGATCTGTCCTTGGAACAGTGTCTCATTGTCTGAATATAGGGTGATGATACCCGATCGCTGCTCGATCTCGCTATACAACGGATGATTGGCGGCGATGGTGAAATCCAGATATGACGCCGCATTCACATTGGTGGTGATGCTTGCACTGGAGACGATGCGAGTCTCATCGAATGGATCGAAGAGAAAACTGTCGTTATACAACATACGATACACGATCGGGTACCTCCTTGAAATGATTACTTATACCATCCGGCGACGAAAATGCTGAAGACCAGCTGCGCCGGAGCATTCTTCGGATCGACCATGGCGACGGTCGGTCCTGTAGTGGTCGTGGTATTACCATAATTGATCACAAAACAGCCACGACCTTTATAGGCTTTATCATTCAAATAATTTACGATAACTGTCGGAATGGATTTGAACTGGATCGGAAACGCGCCAACCGAAGTCGGTGGGGTCATGTACAATCCTTTCGCGGTTCCAAACGGCTGCATGTTCTGTCGAGGGAATTCCTTGGCGTCGATACCGCATTCGGCTCGACCGCTCTTCCACTTCCGGTACCACCATTCACCGACCTTGCCCGATTCTTCGACGTAATCCGCACCGAGCTTGTCGATTTTGGCGAAAGCGTCATTGAAGGGCTCCACGGAAATATAGTCCGACCCGTCCATCTGAGGGAGATTCAAATTTTTGGTTGCCATTTTGACCTCTTTTACTTCCAATGTCCAACGACGTGAATGCCGCAAGCCGGTTTGATCGGAGCCTTGCCTCGATCGATGATGACCTTGAATCGGGGCGATACTGCGGTCTGGATCATCTTGTTCATCGCGACCCAACCGAAGCAATTGGCGTAATTACCGCCGTTCTCGTCCTCGAACGTGATGTTACAATATGGTCGTCCGACAAACGTGATCGGGTAGTTGCCGAACGTGTACTCTTTGGAAACGCCATAGACGTTGTTGACATTGACGAGGTTCGATTTGGGGAACCATTTGAACTCGATGCCGCATTCGTATCGGCCATTGCGGTATTTGCGGTACCACCAGCCATTTGCTTCGCCACGTTCGATGATGGAATCGGCAAGCTGTTCATCGATCTTGTTGTAATTGGTGTTCAGCGGGTCCACCGACACCAGGTCATCGGCATTGATCAGTTCCAATGCCACGTTTTTGGTAGCCATTACAGATCCTTCCAATCGTATTCAAGTTTTACGCTGGTTTCGGGAATATCCTCGATGTGGAAATTGGCGTGGGCCCATGTATTCTGCCCCATGTCCCTCCACGTCCCGGAATAGAATTCGCGCCACCGCTGGTGGACATCGATGCGGTCGCCTTCGAGCTTATGGAGCTCATCCCAACGGATGTTTGTCCATTCCTTCCATTGGGTGGTCGTAGCATCGTTGATCTTACCAACCGTCACGTCTCGATTACCGTATTCCGAGGTATATGTTCCACGCATGGTGAGATTAGCGGTGCGATTATTACCCATACCACAATCGCCGGAAAGCGTCGATACATCGCCTTCGAAACCGGCAGGGGTCTTGACGAATTGATAGAGAATCGACTGTCCGATAAACGAACTCGTCGAAGGGAATTCGTAGTAGTAATCACCAGTCGAATCGTCTTTGGTCATGACATCATGTTGACGGTTCCAATTATTGAAGTTGCCCGCGATTGCAAGCATCTCGCCTTCTTCTAGAGTCGTCTTGCAGATGATTCTAGCTGGGCCAATCGGCTTCCACTCGTCCCATCGCAGGTTCTGGAGCTCATACGAATTGATGTAAATATCATTGAGTCCCTCTTCGAAGAGGACATCATTGAGCTGGAACCGACCAGCGCCAATACGATAGACCACGTTCTTGAAGCGGATGCGTGCTGGCGAGGTAAGCTCCACAATCGGATGGACTTTCTTGCGTCCCGAGGGCAGCTGGAACATCGCACCACCAGTGGCATTGAGGTTGTAGACATAATGCGACTTGAGCTTATACGGCTCGGCGTCGATCTCAACCTCAATATACCCACAAATCCCGTGATTCCACGTGGCCATATGGGTGTAACTGGTGATCTTGAATCGTCCGGTGTAGGTATACCCCGGATCCATGGTCATCTCGAAGTTGAACTTCCGTCCATGGAGTGCGTTGCTGACTTGTGTCTTGATGACCTCGAATTGCTCGAGATCGACGATCAAAAATGTGAAGGTCATCGACCGGTTGTTGTAGGTGACGTCACCAATCAGCGATTCGGTCAGGTCAAGGACGCCATCACGCCCCGGAATCTCGACCGTGGTGGTCTTGGGTTCCGGGGGTGACAGCGTGTATCCATCAAGAAGGACCATATTATACCGAACTGCCAGATCGACACCATTGACAATCAATCGATTCTCTGGTAGATCTGGATAACTCATCCTAGTCGTTGCCTCCTTGATAGTGTTCCTAGTTGTTGGTTCATCGGTTTGGCGATGCTGCTCGCCAGCTTCTTGCCATCGACGTACATCGCGGTCTCCTGAGATTCGACGGCGGTAGTGTAGGCATTGAGTTCCTCACGCATACCATCAATGGCGTGCAGCATGGACGTATTGCCAGCCTTGATGTCGCTCTGGTATTGACTGAGCATAGAATTCGTCGAGACAACTTGTCCGATACCGGAAATGCCCCGACTTACACTCCGAATGCTCATGTTGCTCTTCGCCATGAGTGAAGCGATGTTCGCATTTTGACTCTTCAGACGAGAAGCATCAACTACTGGAGCGATGTTGGGAGCGAACTGCAATCCTTGATTCATTTCCTTCTGTACGGACGCCATCATTCGGTCTACTGAGTTCGTAGCACTGTCTGTAAGCGCCACGGCAGAAAGCTCAACCGAACGACGAGATCGATCCATACCCTGTACAAAGCCTTCCCCGACGGAATAACCGAAACTACGGAATACCTTGGACGGGGAATTGATATCAAGGTTCTTCTTAGCCGCATCCGACGCAGCAGCCGCCATCGATGCTGCTGCTTCCGCGGCACCTTGAATTTTGCTATTCAAACCGTCAATGAACCCTTGTCCGGCACTTGCGCCAACGCTCTTGAACTCGTCATTAAGCGTCATGGCATTCTTTGCCGTGATCATGAGCCCCTTAGCCGCTTCAGAAAGAGACTGATATTTCGATTTCATGCCGTCGGCGACGTTGGTTCCTGCGGTTTCGCCGATGGTCTTGAATCCCTTGGCAGTGGAAACGCCTTCGTCCTTTATGCCCTTGAGCTTGGCGGTAAAGTTTGTCTTGAGCGTTTCCATATTTGTGGTGATGGTGCTATCGGCATTGGAAACCGATGTGGCCAACATACCGAGGGACGTCGAAACCGAATCCTTAGCCGAAGCGAATGCGTCAGAGCATTGTTTGCAGGCAGCCTCGGCCGACGAACCGAAATTGGAATTCTCACCAGTAAGGGTGGACTTAAGGTCGGAAAGACCCGAAGCGATGGAATCCTTATATGTGGTGAGATCCAAACTGACCTGAGCCAAGGCATCGCCAAGCGCGCTTGCATAATCAGAATATGACGTGGATAGTGTCTGAATATCAATCTCGCCGAACGACTTGATGGCATTCGTTACTGCGGTGAGATTCGAAAGACCCGAGGTGTCGATGCCTGTAAGAGCCTCAGCCGTGCCGGCAAATTGCTCGAATACCGAAGCACCTTGGCTCATAGTCGCGTAACTGATATCCTTGGTGTTCTCGTTGTATGCCTTGAGTGCTTCTCCAAGTGCGCCAAGTTGACCGGTGATGGAGGTCATGTTGGCGACAGCATCGCTCAGTCCTTCGGCCTTGAATTCCAGAACAGCATTCGTCACGGCCGTGAGAGCGAGTCGGATCTTCTCACGATTATTGATGAAATCTTCGGAATCTTCGACGAAGGAGTTGATCGCTTCACCGAGCTTGGGAAGATTCTCAACCATGATCTGGAGACCGGAGACGTCATTGACATCGAACTTTGCAGTGTCATTAAAGAATGTGCCCATATCCTTGAGCACACCCATGACGGTTTCAACGGTCTTCTCGTCGGTGGACCAATCTTTAAGACTCTTAGCAAATCCACCAAGTCCTTCGCCAAGGTCACCAATGCCTTGTCCAAGATTAGACAACGTCGACGTGGCATTGTCGTTCACGTCGTTCTTGACCAACTTCGCCAATCGTTCGGCAAGATCGACCGCCTTGGTTTCCGTCGATCCATCCTTGCTGAACTCAGCCCGGACACGAATGGCGAAGGTGTTGAGTCCAGTGGCAAGAGGACCGATTTGAGCGGCGAAATTTTCGACCGCTTGACCAAGATCGGCGTCCTTGATCGTCTTTCCGATATTGGCGATCTTTCCGGCTACGCCAGCAGCTTTATCGGCCTTGGATATGGCGTCATCGCTGAGACCTTCCACGGCGGTGGAGAAGTCCTTGATTTTTCCGCCAAGACCGTCGGCACCCATATTAAGACCGGCCATGGACGACAATGCGGAAATATTCGGAGATACGCCAGCAGCGGACGTTCCGATATCAACCAGCTTTTTGAGCACGCCAGCAGCACTATCTGCGGTGTCCACGGATTCCTTGGACAGAGGCTTGTCGCCACCCAGCGAATCGACGAACTTCTTAACCGTTTCGCCGAGGGAAACGACACCAGTCGAGAATCCTTCCCAATTGATGTTTTCGGTCTGCTGGAACATCCCCCACAGGAACGACGTATCAACGGTCTTGATCTTTTCCGAAATCTGTCCGATGGTATCCATGATGTTGACGGCAGTCTTCATCATATTTTCATCGACAGTGGGAATACCGTTGATCTTGTCCGCGAATGCCTTGACGTTCGCGCCAAGCGCACCAGCCTTGTCCCACGAAGCGAACGTTTCCAGTGTAGCCCAACCGGGTTCCACGCCGTTGGTGTCGAGAGACTTGGCCATGCCGGCTATAGCATTGATGCTCTTGGTTGCCGATTCCATAGCGGCGCTATTGTCGCCGATGTCCTTAACCTTATCGGAGAACTCCTTGATCTTTGAGCCAAGAGGAACAATATCATCCACAAACCCAGAGAAGTCCTTGGTGCCCGTCCACCATTGCTTCGCGCCATTGCTTTCCGGAAGCGCGGCGGCAACTTCACCCAGAGCCTTGACTGCCGATACCGAAGTGGATATAGACTTGGCGTTTTCTTCGGTGATACCCTGCACACTTGCGGAATATCCCATCATGGCTCCGCCGAGTTTGACAAGATTCGTACTAAAGAGACCAAGGTCCTGAACACCGGTTACACTCTGCCACCAGCCTCCGGTCTTAGGGAGTGACTGGACCAGATCGGTGATACCCTTACCCGCTTCGGCCGACTTCTTGATGCTCTCGGGATCGATCCCTTCCACGGATTTCCCATAGGCGAGCATTCCGGCGCCGAATGGTATGAGTTTCTTGGCGAATTCACCAAGATCCTGATTACCAACAAGCTTCTGGAGAAGGCCGCCTTCTCTAGGAAGAGATAGGGCCAGCTCAGTAAGAGCCTTTCCTGCAATCGCTGATTCCTCGACAGATTTGGCGTTAACACCATTGATGTTATCACCATACAGCTTCATGGCTTTGCCGAACGGAACCAGTTTCTCAGCGAACGAACCGAGATCTTGCTGTCCTACGATCTTCTGAAGGAGGCCGCCTTCACGAGGGAGTGCCTTGACGAACTCGGTGAGCGCCTTGGCAGCCACAGCTGATTCCTGAACGTTCTTCGAGTTCATACCGCTGATGGAGTCCGCATACTTCTTGATCTTTGGTCCGAAATTGACCAACTGATCGCCGAACTTATCGAGCGGATCCTTTCCGGTGACCCATCCAACGATGCTGCTAAGCAGCTCGCCGGCGGTAATGGTCATCAGCATCTGCGCGAGGATCTTCACACTTTCGAGAGATCCCTTATCGATCATCTCGCAGCCAGTGAAGAACTTCTGAGCATTAGTCATGAACTCAGAAAGCTTCTTGCCGAGGTTGGGTAGCTGTTTTGCGACCCCTTCGATAGCACCGCCGAGCACGCCACCGATGATTCCACCAAAGAATCCGCCGATGGCCTCGCCGATGCTCTTTAGGAAATTGCGTCCTTCGCCGATGACCCATTGGACGCCCGGTATCTGAGCGATACCACCCATGGCCGCGACAATAGCAGTCATACCAGCGATGACGATTGCTAAGGTTCCAATCGCCTTGACGGCCCCAACGAGCGGCAAAGCACTTAGCATTTTGAGGCTTGCCGACGTCGAGACGATAACTTCGGTCATCGCTGTTGCCACCATGAGTGCGGCCTTAGCGTCGATCTTCGCCATCTGCCCAATGACGAGCGCCAGACCACCGACCACTATACCGAGAAGCGCAATGGAAGCCGCAGACTTGAGGCTGAGCGCCGGAAGTTTGTTGACGTTCTCGATGAGGTACTTCAGCGACAGAATGATGGCCGTCAACCCGAGCAAACCGACGGCGAGTTGTTTAATATCGAGCTGCGCCAATCGTTCAATCGGGGCTTCGATTGCAAGAAGACCCACGCCAAGCACAATCATCGAAGCGCCAAGCAACGCAATGGATTTGGCGGCCTTGGGGAGATCGTTCGAGGACTTTTCGAGTGCGGCGACGCCCTTCACCAAGATAAGGAACGTTCCCGCAAGTCCAACCAGTGCAATGGCCAGTTCCTTGATCGAAAGCGATGCCAACATACGAATCGAACCGGTAAGCATGGACACCGATACGGAAAGAAGCAGCATCGATTTCGCGGCTTTGCTCGATCCTTCGTTGTTGATTGCATTCAGAGCGATCACCATAGCAGCAAGTCCACCACCAAGACCAACCAGCGACTTGGCGAGTCCCGTCCATGATAGATCGGCAAGATCCTTCATGGCGTCAATGAGGATACGCATCGAAGCGGCGAGAATGGCCATGCCGACGGATTGCTTCAATCCATCGGTCGGCATGAGCGTCAAGGCCGCAAGCATAACACCAATACCAACGGCGGTACCGGTCATACCCTTGGCAAGTTCGTCCCACGTCAGGCTTGAAAGTTCCTTTACCGCATCAGCAAATATCATCAACGCTGTAGCGAGAGCGTTGACAGATCCAGAAATGGCCGCCAGATCGCCCGGATTGGCTTCCTTGTTGCCGGTAATTTCGTTGACGAGGAGGCCGTAAGCGAGAAGGAATGCGCCAAACGCAAGTCCAGCTCGGCCCATGGCTTCGATCGACACATCGTTGAACACCTTGATAGCTTCGCCGAGCATACTGATCACTTGGACCATGGCGATGACCGAGGCAACAAATACCGCAGTGCTCTTCGGATCGTTAAACTTCTTCATGGTGCTGTTCGAGGCGGCCATAAGAGCAACCACGGCGGCCAAAGCGCCACCAGCCTTGAACATGGATGTTAGATCGACGTCATTGAATTGCTTAATGGCTTCGGCCATCTTACCCAACGCCATGGACATCAAACTGACGGCGATTCCGGCCTTGATCATGTTTCCGGTTTGCTTGTCGAGCAGCATAACTCCGGTGACAAGGATTCCAGCGGAACCAGCAAGTCCGACCATACCGACCTGAAGCTCGTCCCAACTCAGTTCGGAGAATGTCTTCACCGCCCCAGACAGGATTCGCAGGCCCGTAGAGAATACGATAAGAGCCATTGCCGATTTCGCAATGCCGCTGGTATTCTGAAGAAGTTTGGCAACGCCAACCATGACGACCGATACGCCAGCGAGTCCAGCAATACCCGACCACATCTGCTGATATGGGATGTCGCTAAGCAACTTCACAGAATTCGCTAGGATTTTGAGCGCCTCGGCAAATAGGAGAACGCTGACCGCGAGTTTCTGGAAAGTGCCGATCATCTTGTCGAGGTCTTTGAATGAGGTGCTCTTATCCGTGAATTTCTTAAGAGCCGCAATCCATCCAAGACCGATTCCCGCAACCGCGCCGAGACCAATAGTGAGTGCACCAAGAGCCGCGGCCATATCTTGGACGGGAATTTTGGCCAACGCATAGATCGAAGCGGCAAGAATACCGACGGCAACGGCGATCTTGACCACGATATTCGCTTGGATACTCTTGGTCATCGCGCTCAAGGATTTGGTGAGACCATCAATCGCTTCACCAGCCTTGTTGCCTATATCCTTAAAGCCATCTATGGCTTCGCCGATTCGGTCGACGATGCTTTTGGCGTTTTCTACTTCTTTCTTGGACCGAGCGAAGAAATTATGAATATCGCCGAGGATGACAGTATACAGAACATCTTGGATTGTCCCGACTATCTGATCGATCGGGACGTATTCAAATATGGCATTGATCGCTTGGCCGACGCCCTTGATCAACTCGACCACGAATTTCGGAATATTTGAAATCGCAGACATCAACGCTTGCACGAATCGACCAGCAAAGTTTCCAGCATGACCCGTGAGGTTAGCGAACGACTGAGCCGCCGAACTGCCGACGTTGGATATCATACTGATAAACGCCGAGAATCCAGCACCAACAAAGCTCAGCAATCGGCCAATACCACTCAAACCGCTGGAAAGAACATCCAAAACGGTGGAAAGCACACCACCAATGTTGACGGCTTCCGAAATGCTATCGCCGATGTTTCGAATGCCGTCAATGAATTGTTTAATACCTTCCCAGATGGACTTCAGCCCATCGATGATGGCCGGAAGCTTGTCTTTGGCAACAGAAAATACCTTGCTTCCGAAATCCCACACGGTCTGCGTTGCATTCTTGACCGCGGTGAACACTTGGACCATCGTGTCATGCAATTTCTTGGACTGCTCTTCGGTAAGCTTAAAGCCCTTTACCAGATCGTGAACCCTTTTGGTGAGCTCGAACAGCTGCTTTCCGGTAACCGGCGGGAATACGTCCCTGAACGCTTGTTTGATCGGATTGATGATGGAAAGCAACGAATCTAAAGCGTCATTAAATATGCCGAAGAGTTCTTTCTGACCACCGAGATCTGCCCATTCTTTAACGACGGCATTTCGTGCTTCCGATGAGGCATCGATAATCCCGTTGATCTTATTGCTAAGGGCAGTCCATCCCTCTCGCGCAGCTTCGAAATCGCCGAAAATATACTGCCAAGTCTGAGCCCAGCCTGATCCGAGCGCTTCTTTTGCGGTATCGATGAGCTGAGTAAAGGTCTTCACCTTCGTCGCGGCATCGGTTGCGGTAGCGGACAGTTTGACGATTTCCTTGGCTTGCGCCTCGGTATACCCTTGCTGCATGAGCTCTGCTTCAGAATATGCTCCGGAAAGCTGTTTCAGAGTCTCATTCAAGACGTCAGCAGTGAGCCACTCCTTTTGAAGCGAATCTCGGAACGATCCCTCGGCTTCGATGTATTTCTTAGCCCCTGTATTCAGATGCTCAGACGTTCTAATGAGCGCATCCTGAAAGACCTGACCGCCCATACCTGCATTGACGACGGAATTCCAGTCCATGAGTTTGACGGTTCCGGTGGCCAACGCCTGCGAAAGCTGATACATCGCCGTGGATGCTTGCTGCGAATTCGATCCGGAGAGTGCTGCAAGGTTTGCGATACCCTTGATCGAGCTGACGGAATCTTCCAATCCAACGCCTGCTGCGGTGAAGGTACCGATATTCCTCGTCATTTCCGAGAAATTATAGATGGTTAAATCAGCGTATTTATTCAGTTCGTTCAGTGCATCATTAACCTGAGTAATGGTTGTACCCTTGGATTGGGTATTGGCCAAGATGGTCTGAACGGAGTTAAGCTGAAGTTCGTATTCGGCAAAGCCGTCCTTGGCTGGCTCGATAATCGCTTGGGCGATCTTCTGTCCGGCGTCGACAGCAGCATTGGTGATGCGACCAACAACCGTCATAAATGCCACGCCCATGGTGGAGAATTTGTCATTGACGCTTTCTATACCAGAAAGCACCTTTTGAAAATTCAATCCATTCATGGACTTCGATATGTCCTCGATACCGGTATTGGCCTTCTTAAAGTGGAGTTTTTCCTTAAGCGTATCGAGAGCTTTGCCAATACCCTTTGCTTCGGACTGGAACTGAGAGCCCTCAAGCTTCATCCGAACGACGCGTTCATCAACAGTAGCCATTAGCGAGTCACTTCCTTCCAAGCAGCATCGGCGATTTGTTCAAACACTGGTCTCAACGCAGGGTTGATGTAATCGATCCCCTGCACATACCCGCCAGTTCCGGTTCCGTGACCGTACTGGATGATAATGGCGATATTGACACCTTTGTTGATATTGCTATTATTAAAGTCTATTTCAGCACTGCCGTTCTTGCGAACGATATCGTAGCTCCACGAATTGGCGGTGGTTCCGCTTTCGATTGGCGTCGCGGCCGAAAGAGCATCAACGCCCATTCGGCCGAAACGTTCCAATACTTTAAGATAATCACCGCGTTCGGCATTCTTCAAGAATTGTTCAAGATTATGAAAATCCCCAGATTGGGACACGGTGATATCCATTCGATCATCCTTTGCTGTGCGTGAGTCGTTGTCGACGAGCGTTCTCCTTCGCATACATGGCCGCGGTCTGCTTCCTACTCATCTTACCGGTCTTTGGATCGGCGTTATAAGCATCCCACACGCGAAGGAGCATCATGAATCGATTTATATGCCAGTGCTGACACTCGATAGGAATCTGTCGAGAGAACATCTGAAAGTAGAGAACCTCTGACGTAACGATTTGACGACCTCGTGATTGTGTTGGTCCAAAAGTATGGACGGTTGTGGCTGTTGCTGGATCGGAAATATAATCGTTGATGGCGACGATGTCTTCGGATCGAAGATGAGCAAGATATTGTTCCTGCGTTTCATCGATCAACATGCAGCGAATATAATCGGTCAGTTGCTCCTCCGTCTTGTCGTTGTCGACAAAGAACGGAATGTGCCACTTCTCTTCCCATTTTGAAACAGTGAACAGGGAGTGTTCGAATCGAAGTTCGACAGTCTTCGGTTTAATGAACACTCCCTGTTCCTCATCATAGAGCTCGTCGCCAAGTGGTACCTGAAGAACGAGCATGTCGATCACAGCATCTGATTCACTCGTGCCTGAACAGCGTTATAGTCGAACCCAGCTGCTTGGAGTCGACGACGGCGTTCATCGCCATTACCGTAGTCGCCTCGGATCACGGCGCGAGCGACATCGTCGAGCGAAGGTCCAGTTGCAACGGTTGGGGTATACGAACCACCGGAGAGCTTGGCGTTTACCGCATTCTGTACGGCGTTGTAATCGTAACCCGCGGCCTGAAGACGTCGCTTACGATCGTCGCCATTCCCCCAAGCGCCGTTGATGACCTCTTGAGCAACTTGGTCGACGGTCTTCTTGGCCGGCGATGCGGGTGCCGACGAGGCGCCAAGTTTCTTGTTGACGATCGCCATGACAGCATTGTAATTAGAACCAAGCTTTCGCTTTCGCTCATCGCCATTGCCGTAGTCGCCACGAATCACCGCGTCAGCGATGACGTTAAGATCGGTCGACGGCTTGGACGCCGGTTTCGACGGTGCTGGGGTAGCAACGGTACCGCCCTTGGTCATCGCATCGTAATATGCCTGTGCTCGGCGCATATATGTCGCGTTCTGTGTACCATTAAGTGAAGCCGGACATTCCGTCGAAGAGAAATAGCTGTGCGGGAATACGTTCTTCAGCCACTGCGGTCGGCCAAGTCCGTAGTATTTACAGATTGCAGCGACCAAATGCGCGCCGTTTTCGAGACACTTATTCGAGACCATCCAAGGATTCGACTGGCAATCTGCGTGTTCGATGCCGATGGACGTTGCGTTGGCGTTGGCATCACCAGCGTGCCAAGCGGTATCGCGGTCCCAAACCAACTGACCGATTCGGCCATCGGACTGCACCTGATAATGCGCGGACGCGGGTCGGTCCTGCCAAACGTTGTAGCAGCCGCGAATGGTAAGGTTTCCAGCATTATGGTGAATCACGACCTTGTCGATCTTACCCGCTCGACCGGGTGTATAATGCTTATCGAGAATGAGATTTTCGTCAGCTTCAAGTTTATCCCAATTTTTCATGATTACTCCTAAAAATAAAGGGGATGGCTGTATGACCAACCATCCCCAGATGTTCAATTATCAATCGGTCGGCGTAGGCTCGGTGCCTTCCGTTGTGCCGAACAGCGCGATCACCTCATCGGGGGAAGGGAGCTTCGGTTCCGTGTCAGCGCTGCCGTACAACATATCCTCGAGCTGCTTGAGCTTTGCGGCATTTGCGTCTCGAGAATCGATCGTGATGAGTGACGTGGGCTTCTTACCGGTGACGCTCTCCGGATTGGTGGAGATCTCCCAGCTAAAGGTCATCGCTTCGGGCGATTCATTCACCGTGGCGTATGCGCGCTCCGAAGGAGAAGCGGTGCAACCATACACCAGATGAAGCTTATAGTTCTTATCCTGACCATTGACGTCATCGCCAACCTTGGTGCGATAGGAGAGACCAAAGGTCATGCGCTTCTGCTGGCCGATGCGGACACCGGCGGCGGTCTCGAATTCACCGTTGCATTCATCGAATTCCTTCGGATACGAGAATGCCTCGATGGTGGCGCCAAACTCTTCAGCCGAAATCAGCGTCAGGTACTTCTGATTGTCAGCGTACTGGGCGCTGGATTCGGCACCCGACGGAGACTCAGAAATAGAGGTTACACCATTCCAAGCATAACCATTATCATACGTACCGGACGCACCGCGCAGATACAGAACGGCATGATCAACGCCGGTTTCGTAATAATGCTCGCCGACCTTATCCCATTCCAACTTAGCCATGGGGTTTCCTTTCAATAATATATCTCAAATGAATCGTGATTGAGATTTTCATTAATAAAATGACGATCGTATCGACACTTTGGTAGTTTTGATACGAGTTCGGTGATGACACTGTCAGGATCGGGATCAATGACAGTGACAGTATACCGATATTTATGTAGATAGGATTCGTTATCGGCATTCTGGATGTCGATACGACTCTTTTCATACACAATGGCGGGGTAATGAATGAACACAGAACTAGGTGGTTGGTAGTATACATTCTTGGAGAAATCGCGAGTATCCGGATCTTTATCAAGAGCCAAAATATACGCATCTTCCATGACGGAGCAAAGCCTCTCGTGGATGGCTAAGCGTTTATCGCTCATGATATGGTCCCCCGATCTGAAGTACGACGCGGGGTGATCGTATCATGAAACTAACTACTTTCCATTTTGAACCCATCCAAGTCACGTAACGAATGGCGGGCATATGCACATCGAGGAACGGATCCGGGATGATGCTGATCTCGTTGTCAACGCGAAGATCATCATTCACCTCGGATCCTTGATTCCATCGAATCTGATTGCGAGTCACGTCACCTTTGTAATAGCGCTCGACAATCTTCTCCCGCCAAACCCCGGGAGCAGTTTCTACCTGTTCTGCGAATCCCACAGCCCCGTGGAAACGAGTCACGACTTCTTACTCGTTGAGGCACCAGTGGTTACGCGGGTCACTGGAGTTTCATCGGAAAGAAGCGATTCTGTTTCCCCACCAGTTTCGGGACCAGTCACCGGCGGGGTCACGCTTTTGGGCCCAAAATGGCGATGAAGGACTTCGGCAGAGTGAGGGCGCCCGAGCAACGGGTTTCCATCAGGTACTTCTGCTGGTTGAAGTCGATATCGAAATCGTCAAACATCGACACATTGCCGCCGCGATCGGCACCGATGGTGTAATCCTTAAGGTTACCAATCAGACCAAGAATGGGGCGACCATCTTCAGTCGTTGCCTGATCCATGATCGGGACATCGAGGATGTTGGAGACGCTCAGTTCGGAGGCAAGATCGCCTCGGTTGGAATACATACGGTGATTCAGCTGATCGCGCTGGGTCATCATCTTGGCGACGAGCGACGGGGACGCGAAGAACGTCGGCGAGCCCGAACCGCGATAGTTCACCTGAGCCTGAGTCACCTGATCGATCATGGCGGTGACATCGTTCACGTCGGTGATTTCGACCTTGATGGTGTACAGATCATCGTCGAACGCAATCGGTCGGATCGAATCGGTACGAATCTTGGACTCATCGGAAACGTCACGACCATCGCCGATCAGCACCGCGCGGGCGATTTCCTCATCCAGCATGATGCGCATTTCCTGCTTCAGCCACGCGACAACATCGAAGCTCGTGATGTCGATGATGTCATCGCGATCGAGCTTCTGCTTCTTGTACACGGTCTGCGGCGTAGTGACACGCTTGAGGACATTGAAGACCTCATCGATCTTGCGCTTGTTGTTGTTTCGATCAAGGGTGTAGCCTCGAGCACGCGCCTCGTCAGCGGTGATATCGGCGTACATCGACTTGATTCGGGTGAACGGAACGTGCTGCGTGCCATTCAGAACCGTATTCACCCATTCGGTACGACGACCGTAGAAATCCGGGGTGTTGCGGATAGCCTGCGCATCAGGGAAGAGGATGTCGATGTTCGTGATACCGTAATTCTGAGCATGTCGAATAACGGCATCGGAGAAACGACCGTTTCGCTTCGCCTCATCGAAGACGGCATCGAACTCGTTGCTCACGAACTCATCGGCGTGACGGAACTCGTTGTCGCCGTCACCTTCGAACGCATTATACATATCATAGTCTCCTTCCGACTGTTCTACTTCTTCGTCCCCGCCTTCGCCTTCTGCGGCCATGCCGACGAGGGCGTAAAGAACTTTCTTCTGTTCTTCGGTCATCGAATCGATGACCTGCTGAACGGTCTTACCGCCCTTTTCTTCGGCGCCAGCCTTCGGGGCATCTTTGGTTTCGGTATCAGCCATGGGGGCCTCCTTGTGTTCGAATTCGGTTTCCTCCGGTTCAACCGGAGAAACTTCAATTTGTTCTTCGGAATCATCATGAGCGAACTCTTCACCACTGTAGATGACAATCTCATCATCAAGGGTCAAGGTCTCATCGCCGTGAGCAATGCTCACATTATCGATGAATGCTCCGGGGTTGGCGCCAGAAAGCACGAGACTTACTTCACGGATGTTGCCGTGCTGCACCAAACCAGATTCCTGCTTAACATGGTTGGCGTAGATTGACATGGCAGTAATATCGCCATGTCGAACAGCCAACTTTGCGTCCTGCGCAGCCGGTGTGTCGTTAAACTTTCCGAATGCGTATACGCCATCAGGTCGATTTTCAAGCTTTACTTTTCCGAGAATGTTTGACGGATCTGAATGATCGTGCTGCCAAACGAGTGGCACCGTAGTGCCATCGTTGTCGCGGAACGCATCTTTCATGATGGTTCGACCATCCGTGCATCGAACACCGTTTCGGGTAGCATAACCGCTGAAATCGTATTTCATACGTTATCCTTCCTGAATACTTTTCATTTTGACGTCATCGATCATAGATCATCGATGCTCATTTCGGCAAGGCCGCCACCTCCTCCGTCATCGGCGAGTTCTTCTCCTACCTCTTCTCCCTCATCATACGCGCCTTCTTCTGATGCCATTGAATCGGCGGTATTGATGTTTGGATTACGGAGTGCATCAGCGTTCGGATCTTCCGACTTCTTCCTAAACAGAATGGATCGGATCTCGTTTGCGCTGAGAACTTCCATGCTCGTAAACTTCTGGGCGATCTCGGCGAGATCGTTGATCCTCGTAAGTCGGAACGGATCATGGAAATATTTGATGCATTGCCCTTGCGTCCTCGCCGTTTTTGTGAGGAACGTTCGGGTCAAGGCATCACAGATTGAGGTAAGAATCGGATCGAGAGTTCGGGTATAATACCCAAGCATCTCTTCCTCCGAGGCGGTTCCGTTAGCTAGTGCTTCGGAAATACCGAGTTGACCATATAGCATAGTATTAAGATACTGGATCTGCGATAGCAGATTGTTCTCAACCGGACGATTCAACTGAGTGATTCGTTCAGTGGCGTCGGCATATGCGATACCATACTTGCTATTGGACAGCTGTTCTTCAATCGAGGCTCGACGATCCTCGGCCTGTTTCTTTCGAGCATCAGATCGAATCGTATACGGGAGCTGAATAATCAAATCCAATTTTCCAGATCCAGATTGCTCGTCGACGACATCAAGCAAGTTGAGTTTCCGAATCAATCGCTGCAATGTCGAATTCGGTTCATTCATCACCGCATATAGAGGGTTCTGAATAATCGCGACTTTGCTTTTCGGCATGACCAGATCTTCGCGATTTCCGGTTCGATCATTATAGACCTCGAGCTTTACGTCTTGAGGATACCATTCGGTGATTCGTCCAACTCTCATGCTGAGGATGTTGAATGACGTATTACGCAACGGGTTTTTATCGGTATCGATGGGTACAACCGCCGCGCATCCTTCATCAAACATCGTGAGCACGAGATCCTGAACGAACGCCCGTCCGGTTTGATCGACATTCGCCGATAGCTTAAGACAATCGTTCAATCCGGAATTATAGTCACCGACGTAATCGCCCGTGTCGGGATCGATAACGCAGTGTTTGATGTCTATCGCAGCAACGTCGATGGCTATTCGATTATACAATGCCGATACAATTGATCTCTCATTGGATGCACTATACGTCGTCCGCATCGGTTGATTGTACGACACGGCACCGAGATCGAATGGAAACTGACTATGCGGATGTTTGAAAAGATTCCAAGCATGAGCTAATCGGTCCGAAATACTTGACACATTCGCACCTCCTTAGGATTGCTTTTCATTTTGACGTTATCAGCCATAGTTCTTGCGATAATCGTCATCAACGACGACCAATCAGCGATCTTACGAGTGCGCCTCCTGCGGCAACGGATGCGCCAATAGCGGCGCTACGAAGTGTCATCATACCATAAGTTTTAGCCAAGGCTTTGACTGTTCCTTCACCTTTAGACTTGAGCTTATAGTATCGACCTTGATCCACTTTGGTGTGCAAAGGGTTGGTGGTCATAGCCAACGCTACTCGACCTGCGAGATTCCGTCGACGAGCCGATCGAGCTTTCTTGAATTGTTCCTTACTCACCGTTCCGGCTTTATACCCAGCCTTGGCATTCTGGTATCGAGTTTTAATTCGCTTATTGTGAGCATTTGCTCGCATTCGATTCTCGTTACGAACACCCCACTTCATACCCTTGACGCCGAAATGTTCGATATCGTTTTTAGGGT